AGATTACGTCTGGTCTTTCTGAAGACGAAGTCAAAAAAGCCATGAAGTATATGTATATGGAAGGCTTGATGGCAAAATCCAAGACTAGGTTTAAAGTGAAAGGAACCACAGGAGAAGAGTCGGTTGCATTAGAAGGCGAACTATTTTCTATGATCGTTTCAGACCCAAATCAACTGGCACTCATGGAAGAAATTTTAGGGCCAAAGATGACAAAGGCTATGAAACGATTCCAGCAATGGGCAGACACAGCAGGGGGTGACGCTTTGGACTTCCGCAGAGAAGGTGCAAGAGGCGTGATGACAATAGACTCAGCATTCTCTCGTATATTTAACGTAGCCCGTGGGATGGTTAGCCCCTTGTACGTTGGTACAGAACTTGCTACTCGTGTCCTACTCTTGAACAAACAAAATTTGATGGATGCTGCCTTGAGAGATCCAGAAGCAGCCTTAATAATGGCTGATATATTGCAGGGCAGAGAAGTTACTAAGCAGGACGTAAAGGTGTTGGGTAGAGTAGTTGAAGGTCATCTGGCAGCAGGTGTAGCAGCTACAGGCAACAACATACCCACGTTAGATGAAATCCTTGCCCAAGAAGAATACTTCCGCACACACGGAACAATCATAAATCCAATGCAAACTAGCCCTTCAAATGAGGAAGAAACAGATGAAACAGTACAATAACGGCCCACGCAAGGGTATGATGTATGGCGGTGCAACCCGTCGCAAACCTATGATGTACGGCGGCACAGCAACCAAGCCCCGTAAAAAGGCACAGATGGGTGGTATGATGTCGTCTAATCCGATGATGCAGCCCCAGCAGAAACAGAAACCGACTATGCAACCGCCCCTGTCTATGAGCATGGCAGATGGCGGAAAGGCAAGCCTGAAACCTGTACCTGAAGATAACAAAGGACTAGGTAAACTACCAAAACCTGTACGAAATAACATGGGGTACATGATGTACGGGGGAAAGGCTAAGAAGCGTGGCTAGGAAAGTTGTTCGTGCCCCAGAGGGCTATCACTGGATGAAACAGGGCAAAGACTTTGTCTTAATGAAAAACCCCAAAGACGGTTACAAGCGTCATCGGGGTTCGTTCTTGAATGCACGATTCGAAGTAATTAAGGAACACAAAAAGAAAAAGAAATAATCTTAGATGTAGGTGCGGGATTTCTCCATCATTTCATCACCCATCGATCTGAGATACCTTAACAGGGATGCTATTGAGTGTGCACCTTCATACTCTGGCATCCCTTTATTCATTGTAGATTCGAATACACTAGGTGGTACACCATCGTATCCCAACTCAACATTACCATCTTGTTTTAGGTAAGCAGTGAATTGAAATAGGTTAGCTTTGTGCTGCTTCTTTGCCATTGACGTTCTCTAGTTCTTGTATTGCTAGGTTGTAACAGTCGGCTCTAAATGTGAATCCGTTAGCCGGATCGACATCCCCTCTGTTGTATCGTGTAGCTTTCTTGTAGAAGTTATCCTTTGATACCTCTCCAAGAATCCAAGCCTTGCTGTGGTCGGTTAAGATTCGCACGAAGACGTAACTATCGCAGTCTTGCTTTGCGCCGTGTGCAGCTACAGAGCAATCGTAGTTGGGCGATGGGGTGGTGTTACAACGCTTGGTCTTGACATCCACCCGTCTGTTTCCAACGAGCAGGTCGAAGTCTTTGCTGTTTATCTCCTCACCGCCGACGTAATCTTGCACAATTATTTCCCCGATTGCGCCTACAACATTACTCAAGCTGCCCGTGATGCTGCCCTGTAGATTACCTACAGTGGCAGCTTTCTTTTTGGCACGGGCTAGGATATCAGGCGTTATCTTGATTTGTATCAACAGACTCTTCCTTTACAGACGAAACTAACATGTTAGTAAATGCGTTTTGTGCAGTACGAAGCTGATCTATGCTAAATTGTGCTTGTGCAACTTTAACGTTCAGGTCACGGATTTGATTGACGATGTACTTCTGTTTGTCTTCCAAGCTATCAAACTCATACTCTGTATCATCAATTATGATGATGTCTTTTTGTTCTTCAGTCAATGTCTTCTTCCTTCTCTCTGGGTAAATATACTAAAACAAACGAACCGCAGTTTGAACAACTGAGGTTGGTGACCATAGAATGATCTGGATCATCATCTGTATCATGGTCACCGCCCCAAGTCAAGGCGTATGTACAGTGCCAGCAATTCACTTGCCTTCTCCTTCTTTGGCTTCTTTCTCTTTTAGTTTCTGCCATTCCGCATAGCTGGGATGGCTGCGGGGTGGGTTGTATTGAACCCAACTGTCACCCCGCTTCCAAATCAACTTACTCATGCTGCGTTCAAGTCCACTACTTCACAGACACCCGCAGTACAAGCCAACTCACGTGATCCACTGGTGTTGTCTTCTTTCTCGAAGTCAGTCAGCTTTTCCCAATCGATCTTAACATCTTTATAGGTCTGCATCCACTCGTTATACTCATCCACATCGATGTCCTGATACGGAGCCTGTTGATAGGTGTGATCACTATGAGGAAGGAACGAGACACCAGACGCAACGTCAAAGTTCTCATACACCCACGCACCGACTTCCATCCATTCGTGTTCCTTTACCGTGATGGTAACAGATGGCTTGTGCTCACACCAATGTAAGGCATAGGTCTTCCACAATTCTAGCTGCTCGATAGCTGTCATCTGAGTCCGTGTAACTGCACCGTCAGGCGACTTCATCGGGAACGAGAATACAGTCGTAGAGTCTGGCTTCATCATGTCACGCTCGTTGTGTACGCCGGTTTCGATCAGGAACTGCGTCAGGGGGTCTTTGTTGTCACCACGAACAGTACGGATGTAGTAGTCGTTGTGTCGTGCGTGGATGCCACTCGCTGCATCTACCAACTGCGATACTGTTCCTGACGGCTTGACACAGGTGATTGCTGCGCTGACAGGGATACCAATCTCCTCTGCAATGCGTCGGTTTGTTTCGACAGCGGTTTCTCGCATCTCTTCGAGCCAACGCTTGCTGTCTACATTCTTTGCAAGAACAGGATGATCCATGATGCCTGTCAGGGACACACCCAACAAACGCTCATCTTCCGTGTTCTTCTTCCAGATGTTACGAAGGTACTTGAAGTCTGTCAGAGTAGACTGCAGGGTTCCCAAGACTGTTGCCAAGCGTACCTTATCTTTGAGGTCTTGAAGGGAGTCGGTTTCGCGAACCACTACTTCCGACAGGTTGCAAAACTGGTAGCCCCGCAAGATAATCTCAGAACATGGGTTTGTACCCCACATGTGGCCTGTTTCACGGCGACCATTGCGGGCAACCTGCTTGTCGGCTGCTTCACGGTTGAACATGCCACGCTCACCAGACTTGCTATCGTATAGGGCAAGCCACTCACGCATGAACGTACCCATCTCAGGCTTTGTCTTGTAGGCAACTGAGTTGTTTGCCAGCGCACGTTGCGGCTCAGATTCCCACCACATGCCAGACTTGGCGTGTGCCATCTGATCGTCGTTGAGGTTCGACAGGCTAATCAGAGCAGAGCGACGAACACCCCCTACGACTACGATTTCCCCAATCTTACACATGAGATCGTGGCACTCGATTGGAAACAGACGGCGACCACGTGCCTTCTTGAATATTTCAACGGTAAAGTTAAATAGATCAACAAGGGGTTGTGGTCCGCTTGCACGTCCACCCATAACCTTCAAACGTTCCCCTGCAGCCCGAACACCAGACACATCCCACTGAGGAATTTGACCAGCATAAAGCAGCGCGACCAACTCGCGCAAAGCCTTTGCCCATCCGGGTTTGCTATCACCTACTTTTATAACTGTGCTAGAATCGCCCATGTTATCAGATACAATAGGAAGTTTGTCAACATTTTCTCTCTCCACGCTAAAGCCTACACCTGTACCACACATCAAAATATACATACATTCATCGAATGCACGAGGGCTATCTACAGGAATGTAGCTACAATTGTAGCCACACACTGCGTCACGCTCTAGGGCTTGACCAGCAGTCATCATTGCTCTCATAGAAGGCATGATACGCAGATTGAGGATAGCCTCTTCGATTTCGTTCCTCAGTGAACTGTCCAGCTTATAGCCGTGCTTGTCGTGCACATAAGAATCCATAAAAGAAATATATCGGGATACAGTCTCATCCCAGTTCTCCCTGCGCTGCTCGTCTTCGATCCAACGTGCATAGCGCGACTTGTGAATGAATTGTTGGTATGGTGTAGGCAGCATATTGCTCATAGTCTTATTCTCCCTTGATTTCGATTAGTTTGTTCAAGTACCACTGTGCTTTTTTAAGGTCTTCGATTCCGTTTTTGTATCGGTATCTCCAGAGGTACTTGATGATGTTGCCTTGTAAGTAATATTCGAACCCGCCGTCTGTCGCCGCCGCGATTGCTTCAACGCATTCGATACCTGTTTGATTGTAGTGTGGCGGATTGTTGACAAGATCTACTCCCCCGTAAGCCTCTTTACCGGCCTGTTCGTTTTCATCCTCTTGGCTAGGCGTAGAGTTTGCCCAATTCTTCCAAGCATTCATCTGTGCATTTTGCATTTGCTTCCTCATATATTCTTCGTGTCTCACCGGTTGTCTCCGCTGCCCTGCAACATATCGCGGTTCTTGCGATCCTCTAACTTGTCCAAGTTGCGCTGCGCGACCTCTTCTAAGCTGTATCCTAAGTCTCTTGCAAGAATTGCAACGTACCATAACACGTCTCCTAGTTCCTTTGCAATATCATCTTTGTAAAAAAGTTCAGGCTTTCCGTCGCGGATAATCTTCTTTACTTTGTCCGCTACCTCACC